ATATTCTTTTAGATTTTTAGATGCCAAACCTTCAGCTTCAATTATTCTAAGAATTGAATCTCCTTCATTAATAGCTTTGATAGAATTATTTTGTGCTTGTCTTTGTTG